AAGGATACGTACAGGGATCCTTTTATTAATCATTTCATACCTCCAAAAGTTGGTAATATAGGAAAGTTTGTTCCATTCTCAAGTGTACCTGAGGATAACTGGCTGCATGGTTTTCCCCATAAAAAAGCCAAGTAAAAATACAGCAAACGCTATGATCCAAGTTGATTTATCAACATTCTTGAATAAATCAAAAGATTCCTGACCTTGATAAGGTGGTGGGGGTTGTGGATATTCAGACGGATGAAAGTAATACTCCTCGGAGTGTTTCTCGTTACTTTCATCTTTCTCCTCTGGAACTTCTTGAAGAACGGGGTTATATTCAATGGGGTTACCAATATCAGTTTCCATTTTCTAATATATAAACGGTTTTTTTTAAGCACTTTCTTCCTCACTTTCACTTTCATCATCTACCACAAAGTCTTTGAGATTACCATTTTCGTCTGCGTCTTCCTCATATTCCTCTTCACTATCCTCGTCGTATAATTCATCATCTGTGTCCAATTCGGAATCTATGTCAGTATCATGTTCATCCGTACCATAATCATCTTCTAAAACACTTTCCGTGGGCTGGAATAGAGTAGGTTTCTTTATATGTCTTCCTGAACGGGTACGAGTAACTATAACCATTTACTAGTACTCCGTATTATTGTTTAAGTAGTTTTACGAGATTGTTATCGATAATTTGATGTGTTCTAGCCATATTCTTCTTGCCTTTACAAATCGGGCATTTTTGTGTTATTTTATTACCCTTGATGATATAAGACATCACGTGATCCGTATGCTCTCCCTTGATAGATTCACAATACATTGAAGTTGTGAGGGCTACGTATTCAGTTTTGTTTCTCTTGACACTTACAATTGTAGTGTCCAACTGGTTATCCATAAATTTCCGAACAAACCTCTGTAATAGGGGTCTTATCTCCGTCTGTTTAGGTTGAGGTTTTTCAACGAATTTCTTGATTTCTGGGCAATTCTGGATTTCTTCCTTTTTGGGATACAACTTATTGATTATTGGACTCGGTAGTTCATGGCGACGACCACAGAAGTCTTTACAGAAACCATCTTTCCGTCCCCTGAGAGTTTCACAACGACAAAAACACTTCTGTATGATGAGTTTACCACTGATGATGAACCAGACGTGGTTTGAGTTGTGCTCTCTTCTCAGATTTTCACAATAGTTTGAATTCGTTGCGGCTAGGAATGTATTTTTATGTTTGAAAACTTTAGTAATGTAAGCAGTGGATTGCCCCTCGAGATTCTTCTGAACAAAAGACTGTATCATGTATTTGAGTTCTTCATCCTGAAGTTCATCCTTAATTTCATCTTCAGTAAATGCACCCTCCCTCATAGGGACAGAAGGTGGTTTAACAAATGTAGTCTGAGGAGCATCTGTGCGAACCGCAGACATCTTTAGGACTTTGACATCTGGTGTTGGTGGTACACGAATAATTGTACTCAACGGCTCCGGTGTATACATGAAAACTGGAAGATAGGCCAATTGGTTCACTTTACCGTTTTCACAACCAGAACATCCCTGTCCACCACATGCGTCGTGTTTAGCTTTCTTATACGACCATGGCATCCTAAAGCCACTTCCCTTTGTCCTTCTCTGAAGATCGCCATACACAGATGAATCCACGATATCATTCCAGTCATATGAACCCTTAGCCTTGGATAGCGCCACGAGGACATGATCTCTCAAAGCAATCGCAGAGCTTTGATCTACAACGAAGTCTGGCCAGTTCAGGTGTACCCCAGTCTTAATTAAGTCACCCACACTCTTTGGAGGTGACACAGATATGAGACAATTTTTGCCACCATGGCGTTTCACCTTGTCACATATGACTTTACATATGGACTTGATCTCCTCAATTGAGAGTGACTCATTGTCCTTGTAATCAATGTCTATGAAGAAGTTATAGGTTGGAGTCTTTTGTTCCACGACGAACAACTTTTCATTCGTACCGATAGCTTCTATGTATCTCTCATAGAATTCGTTCAATCTATCAAATGGCACAGAGAGTTTTCCTCCGTCCATGAGCACATGTGATAGATTGGATGCATTATCAAATTTTTGAGACGCACACCAACTCTTAAACATATCCATTTATTGGTCGTCATCTCTAAACCACTTCATAAATGAAACATCTTGGTATACTTTTTTTTCTGCTAAATCCTTCTTTATAACTAGAAGTTCATACACAGTTTTATCCTTGTTATCTTCTTTCCACTGAACAATTTCATCTTCACACATTCCTCTATTCTTATCGAGTAACTCTCCGATCTGGTGTAAGATGAAAGCCTTGGACTTCATTATTTTATAGAGAAGGTTTTTCTATTGTGAGAACTTATGCATGAGTAAAACTCTGGATTTTTAATCACGTTGTCCACTATCAATTTCCAACGTTTACGTGAATTGTATTCTTCTAGAGTATCAAAACTCATAAAGTCATTCTCGTCATACGTTTTCTTATACGGTTGGTGGAGTGCCTTCTTTACTGATGTTTTTTGCTTTTCTTCATAGAATCTTCGTACGAATTCATTTTGCTGAGACCTGGTGTAGTTGACGAAGAATATAAAGACGTTATATTCCAAATCAACTGTGGGACTCTCTTTATGTATAAACTTAAACTCGGTATACTGTCCATTTTTTAGTGATATAACCCCCCTAGTCTCTTCTTCCAGTTCTCTAAGAGCACAACGAATCGGGTTGTAAATTTCTCGTCTTCTACATCCTCCTGTGACAAATATCCATTCCTTGAATCTCCAATCTCTCACAGTGAGGAATCTCGGCTTGCCGTCGACAAAGCTAACCGGTATTGCAATCGCCTTGTACTTTTTCATTGCTCATTCGCAAGTTATAATATGCGGATATGTTTATTCAATCATTTTTTCCTCTTCTGGGGTCATTTCCGACAAATTATCGTCATTCCCGTCTCCATCGATGGAATTAAGCTTTTCCATGACATCCTCTGAGAAATCACGAAGCTCGTAGAGTTCCTCACGAGTCTTATTAAGCTCTCGAAGTAGGAAAATAACACCTACAACACATACTGCTGTGGCGATCATCATGACATTTTCGTGATTAAGGGGGATCATATACTTGTCTATCCCTTTTTCTTTTTAAGTAATTACACCCATCTTAGTCCTACCTTGGGGTGAACATTCATACGGTGTCTGAGCGAATTGGACGGCTTCGTAATGCGCATTTTCACAAGATTTACTGGTCGACGGTGTCTTGGGTTGACCGATAAACGTTTCGAGTGTCCTGGATTTAGGATCGTACGTCAATACAAAAACGATGGCGAGTAGGAAAATAAGGTCCCACATTTACTATTTAGTTAGAATATAAAAGGCCTCCCATACCATTCTCGATACGGAGCACATTGTAATTTACGGCATAAATATCTTTGTTTACCGACCGTGTATCATTCACAATACGAGCCGAGTCAAGTCGGGAAAAGTTGAGGGTACCAGTTGGCTGCAGCTTACCAGTCTCGAGGCAGAAGGGATAGGTGAAGAGCTTAGTACCCGGGCTAGAGTTACCGTGGGAGGTGTGGTAATAGAGAGGAACCGATGTGTAGTTAGGGTTCGCAAACTTGAAGTCGGAAACATCGGTACCGTTGATCTGGAGTTTGAGCTTGTTATCATCATTGAGGAACGCCACACCACCAGCGGCGGTGGTGTCGGCGTCGTCACCAGCGGCTGATAAGTACTTGACTGGGTGATTGAAATTGAGCTCTTGGATCTTGGAGCCCGAAGAGATCGCCTTCTGAGTTTGGGTGATCAGCATATTTTGGGGCTGGGAAGCGAAGACTTCGCGCTCCTGGGTATCGAGGTAGGCGTAATTCGCGTAGATGTCCCACTTCTTGCTGGAATCAGCGGCGGCGGCACCCCAAGTGATGCGAAGCTCCACATCGTGATATTGGAGGGCAATGAGAGGAAGGGCAGTCTGCCAGTTCTCACAGAAAGCGAACCGGAGAGGGTAGAAACGCTCGTTGGTGGAGCCACCATAGAGATCACCGGCAACCGACTTGGAAGAGGAGGTCGCGGAGAGGGTGGGTGCGATGAGGGTAGAGTAGGTAGAATCCTGTTCATCAACAAGTTGTCCACCAATTAATAATTCAACCTTGGAAATTACAGTCCTCCAGTCAGCAACGGCAACCGTCGCAGTTCCTGTGTTGGGAACGAGGTAGACATAGTTGAGCATGTCACCCTTGCGCTCGAAGCGGACGGTGGACATACCGTTGTTGGAGACGTTGCCTTGGATGACTTGACGCTCGACAGTTTGGGAAAAATTTGTATGACGTTTGTAGGTGGACCTGAAGAAAGACACCTCGGGCTGACCGACGAGGTGCACATCCTGGGCTCCGACGGCTACGAGTTGGGCAATACCACCAGACATTTTATAATATAGTGAGAGTTTATTTTTAAGTGCTGGAAGCACTTTGATACCGAGCGTTCACTATCACATAAAATGAGATTCGATTATTGTGGAGGTGTGGGCCAAACTGGGTTATTTGGATCTTCTGTGTTTCTGGGAAGGTCACGAAGGGCTTGACGATACGTTTCCCAATTATATTTCATGGCACCTGAGAGTGTTGCATTAGGTAATTGCGTCCAGTCTGATTCTAGTAATTTTCTATTTCTAGTGTGTTTTAACATTCTCAACGCTCTCGCTTTAAGTCTCTCTGGTTCTTTATCTATATATGCTTGTATCTCATCATCTTGTATTATTTGTATGTTTCCTTCTTCATCCTTATAAGCTTTTACACTTGCATAGTTTAACGGGCTTTCTACCTTTTTAAAGACGGTTGTCCCATTCTCTCGTTCTTCTATATCTCTATTAGAATTTGCGATAAAACGATCTTCTATTTCTAATGTTTTTTTAGATACGGCAACGTATGAAGTCATATTTTATATAAGGAAATATATTTTTAACTAAGTTTATATCCTACAAATTGGTTGTACACAGAAGATCCACTTGAGATCAGTTCAACATCCCCGATGTTCTTCAGATATACATAATCACCCGCTTCCATACGCACTGTAGCAAAAAGTGTAATTATACTATTATTCGTGACCCCCGTGCCTAATTCTCCACGACAGGCTATCACGCCGTTATGATGTAGATCGATTATACCGATTTGGTTTGTCTCGTTATACATGTTAACATGGAAATAATAAACACCAGCTGATGGTGCGTACACGTACCCACTACTTTTTAGGAATCCTCCTCTATTTACTAATGTGGTCCAGTTAGAAATTATGGTGTTATCGGTTGTATAAAGAATGGAGGCTGTCGGTCTAGCGATGAAAAGTGGTTGACTCTCTGAAATAAAAGTTGTTGCACGAACGATACCCCTCACATCCAACTGTGATCTGGGGTATCTCCCGATACCGACGGCCGTGTCGCTGATGACCATGGACCGCCCGGTTCGGCCCAAGTTGTATATTTTACGAATCTCTGAGTTTTCGAGGGCGACGTTCCATATTTGGGGTTTGGAAACAAGCCCGTTAAAAGCCTCACCGAAACTACCTGGTGATCCATTAAAATTGGAACCAATCGATATATTGTCTATGCTTTGAAGTGCTTGTGGTCCACCAGCGTTGTAAGTCAAATTCGCGGGATCAATCTCCACACCGTCTATATAAATACTACCATAACTACG